GGACTCAGGGGCTCCGTCAGATCGAGCCGGTCAAATGACGCAGACGTGCGACGGTTGCGGCCGGAAGGTTTCGCCCCTGAAACTCGTTCTAAGCCGATGGCTCTGTAACGATTGCCGGGATGAACGCGACTGAGATCCAGACGCGGCTGACCGACGACACCCCGTTCTACAGCCGCCACCTACTCAAGATTGCCGACAAGACCGGCAAGATCGTTCCGCTCGACTACTCGCCGGCGCAGCTCGCACTAGATAAGGCGATGGAGTCGCAGCGCACGGCGGGGAAGGCGGTGCGGGTCATCATCCTCAAGGCGCGGCAGATCGGGTTCACGACGGGAGTCCAGTCGAAGCTGATTCAGCGGACCACGACGCGGCCCAACTACAACGTCGTCGTCGTCGCTCACGACCGCGATACGGGGGCGAAGATCTATCGGATCGGCAAGCGCATGTACGACAACCTCCCCGACGATCCGGCCTTTAAGCCCGACCTTGCAGGGACTCGGCGCGGGAGGGAGCTGCACTTTGTCAACGGGGGTACGAAGGCGGCGCGGGACTCCGGCGGGTTCCCGGATTCGATCTACCTTGTCGACACCGCCGGCGAGTTCAATGCCGGTCGCGGCGGCACCTATCAGGCCGTCCACGCATCGGAGGCGGCGTTCTGGGATGACCTGCTGACGAAGCTGACCGCGCTCAAGAACGCGGTGCCCAATCACCCCGAATCCATGTTCATCATCGAGTCGACCGCGAACGGCAATAACGCCTTCAAGCAGCTTTGGGACGACGCTGAGGCCGGCGTCAACGAATACATACCGTTCTTTTGGCCGTGGTGGAAGGAGGCGCAGTATTCGCTTCCCTTCGACAACAACGAGGCGCGGGAGGAGTTCAGGATCGGCGACGTTTCGCAGTCGCGGTTTGCCGAAGGGGAACCGAAGCTCTACTCGCCCGGCCCGATAGATACGATGACCGGCGAGCCCATCCCGCTCACGCTCGAGCAGCTTCATTGGCGACGTCGCACAATCGCCAATGAGTGCTCGGGCAGCTTCGAGATGTTCAATCAGGAGTACCCCGCTACGCCGGCGGAGGCTTTCGTTGCATCGGCGAGGCAGGCGTTCGACCCCGACCTGATTCAAGGGGTCCAGATCACCGCGCGGGTCTCCGATCCTCCGAACCCGACCCCGGAGATGCCGGGACCGTGGAAGGGCAAGCTCCTCCCCGCCGAATCGGTGACGAAGCCAACGCCGGCCGGGGGCACCTTGAGCGTTCCGACCAAGCCAAAGTTCGTGATCCGCTCCGAGCTCGAGCAGGGGGAGCAGTCCGATTGGAAGTTCTTTGTCGATCCGTCCGCGCCGTTCACCGAGCAGGCGATCATCGGCGTCGACGTATCCGGCGGCGAGACCGAAGTCGAAGGCTCCGAACCCGCCTTCCACGCGATCGAGGTCATCGACCACAAGACCCGCGTACAGCTCGCCGAATACTCGAGCCGGATCGACCCCGACCTCCTCGCCGAGCAGATCTATCTCGCGGCCCTGCACTTCAATATGCCGTGGGTTGCGATCGAGGTCACGGGTTCATGGGGGCTCACGCCGGCGAACAAGATGTGGCATCAGGGGTATCGCTACCCGTTTCTCTACTTCCGCAAGTCCGTAGATAAGAAGATGGAGAAGCAGTCGAACCGACTCGGATGGGACACGAATCGGCAGACGCGGCCCTTACTTATGGACACCGCGACCGGGCTACTGCGCGAGGGCAACCACGGCGTTCGCTCATTCGACCTCGCAAGCGAATGGGCGACGATGGTCCGAATGCCGAACGGCCGCGTCGAACCCGAGCGCGGCAAATACTCCGACCGGTTCATGGCATGGGCGATAGCGCAGCACGTCGCCGAGATCCAGCCGATCAAGGGCACGTTCAAGACGAAGGTCGCTCCTCGAGGGCCGCGGCAACCGGGCACGAATTGGTAGGAGGAGATTGTCGCCGCGCGACGAAGTAAGCTTGCATGAAGGCGCATGGACGCAGCCCTCATCCAGTCACAGGCGGCCCGTGTTCCTTCCAGGCGCGGGCCGCTTGCGTTTCGGATAGGGTGAGCAGATGGACACCCTGACCCTGATCGGTTTCGCGTTCGGCGCTATCCCGATGGCGTTCTGGGGGCTCTACTCGTTGTGGGAATACATCTTCCCCACGCCGAAGCCCCGACGCCGCCGCTAATCGAATAGCGCGTCGAACTCCTCGTCAAGCTCCCGCTCGAGCCGCGCGTCGACGCCGTTGATTATCTGTAGGTGAGCTGACGATCCGAGCGCGGGGTTCGGAGCTCCCCAATCCAGCGACGGGGAGAAGTTCGCCGGCGGCGGGAAAGGGCCATCCCCCATCCGAGCCGCGGCCGTTCTGCCGCTGATCTCATCGGCGACCCTGAGCAGCTTCTTTCGCCATCCTTTCGGCGGCGGCCAACCGACGCCCCATTCGGCGAGTTGGGCGCGGGTATTCCTAGCTGATTCGATTTCGTCGCGGGTTGGGAAGTCGGCGGGTTTTGCCATAGCTTGACCTTTACTCTCCCGGTAGCAGCCGGTTGGACCCTGTAGGTATCTGTCTGAGCCTGAGTATCTAGTCGGTCGCTCTCCCGGTAGGCAGACATTGGTTCCGATCCACTTCGCCTCACAATGAGACTACTTCTCAGTACCGCTGATAAGGCCCCGGTTTGGCCCTGCCCGGTCTTAGCGCCCACCGTCAATCGGTCGGGCTGATTTCAATATTGAGAGGAGTTCTTGGTAAGCTTGTCTCCGTTCTTAGATCGCTCTCAGAACTGTATCAGCCCTGTCGTTCGTCGGTCCCATGCCGGCGGAGCAGGGCTGATTACTTGTTCCGTCCGATGGATCAGGCGATACTAAGGCGATGACTTTCGGGATCATCCTCCCTCCCGGCGTGAATGAGAAACGCCCTGTCTGGCGCTGCAACGTCTGCGAGCTCGAGTTCAAGCCCGAGCAGAAGATGGCATTTCGGATCCACGTCATCGACTGCGCGAAGCGACACGAAGGCGAGCTCGAGGAGATGGTCGCCGACGTAACGACCGGCAATGAGTTCGTCGGCATGAACGATGACGTGCGCGAGGAGTTCAAGTGGAAGCGCCAGGAGGCGATAGCCGAAGGTGAGCGAGGGAAAGGGTTGAACGATTAAACGGGAATGGAATCTGCCGCTATTCGCGTCGGATCTAGATGACGACCAAGACGCAGCTCAAACCCTCGCCGCGGTTTGCGAGCCGCGCTTTCTCTCCTCATTGCAGGAATCGCTACTGACCGCGACGGCCAACGGCGAGAAACTTTGCATCGCTACTCACCGCCGCAAGTACGACGCCGATGGCGACGACGTAACCGGCGACGACGACGCCCCCGGAACCTTCCGCACCGATGGCTACGAGTTCCAGACCGAGGAAGATACTTGGACCGTCGACGCGACTCCCGAACTCGTCGGCACGACCCCCGCGCACTTGTTCGCGCTCGAGCTCGCCGTCCAGCTCACCCCGGACATAATGCGGTCGCTGCTTGACATAAAGGTCATCCTCGACCGATTCGGCGGGCAGTTCTGGATCGCGCCGTATATCCCCGGCGAACAGGTGCTCGGATTCATCTTCGCCTACTCGCACATCAGCAAGCTAGGTAAGGGCAAGGAACCCGACGCCGACATTGCTCGCCCGATGCCGCTTCTGATCCATGAGCCGGTCGCGTCGAACGGGAACGGCCATGCTGACTCCTGAGGCTTACAAGCAGGATCTCGACCCCAAGCACAAGGGGGCGCTCGAAGTCGTCATTAAGGCGATGGAAGCCTCAAAGTCGATCCATCAGGTCTACGTCGACCGATGGCGGGAGGCATACAAGCTGCATCGCAATCACACCGCGATCAGAAACTACGTTCGCACCGCCGGCAACGAGCGCGACCGGGACCGGCGAGCGGGCGAAGCCGCCGACTACTGGAAGGCCGAGCTCTGCATCCCCCTGATCTTCTCGGCGATCGAGACCATCGTCCCACGCGCGGTGACTCGGATCCCGACCCATACGGTCCTGCCGCTCGATATTGACTCCGTGCCCAAGACGGAGAAGATCAGCGAGTACCTACAGCAGACGAAGCGCAACATCAGCTACGACCGCAAGCTCGCCCCGACCGCGCGGCGCGGGTTCAAGTACGGGCTCGGCGTCCAGAAAACGTATTGGGAACGAAAGACCCGCGACGTGACCCGCCGCAAGAAAGGGATTCTCGGACGGGACAAGGCGGTCGAAACGAAGATCGTCACCTACGACGGGCCGCAGGTTGAGGACGTCGACATTGGAGACTTCTTTTGGGATCCCGCGGCGAAGGACGTCGAATCCGCGCGTTGGCTAGTGCATCGAACGTGGCGCGATATTCGCTACGTCAAGGGGCAGCTCGAGTCGGGCGATTGGTTCCCCGAATCCTCCCCCTCCGAGCAGGCGGATCTCCTCGAGATGATCGCCAAGTCATCGACCGGCGGGATGGACGAAACATCGCTTTGGGGCGATTCGCTCGACTCGGAAGGGATCAGCGGCAAGGACACCCGCGCCGGCCGCGACCACGAAATCCTCGAGTACCACGACGGCGAATATGTCTACACGATCGTCAATCGCCAATTCGTTGCGATCTGCGAGGAGACCCCGTTCTGGCACAAGTCGCTTCCCTTCCAGATCTTCCGGCCCACGATCCAAGAGGGCGAGTTCGTCGGCATCAGCGAGATCGAGCCGATCAAGCACTTGCAGTACGAGCTCAACACCCTGCGCTCACAACGCCGCGACAATGCCGCATTCGTCATCGACCGCGTAACCGCCTACATGGAGGGGATGGTCGATCCTGACGTTCTCAAGCGCGGGCCCGGCGCACATATCCCGACGATCGGCGACCCGCGCGAAGTGATCTTCCAGCTCCCCGTCGAAGATCTCCCCCAATCCAGCTACCGCGAGGAAGATGCGCTCAAGGCAGATTTCGACCGCGCGACCGGGATTGACGAGTCCTCCGCCGGCGCGGGCGCGGCCGGAGACACCGCGACGGGCATCCAACTCGTACAGGGCGCGGCCAACGTGCGGATCGCCTACAAGACCCGCAACCTCCTCACCGAAGTCGACCGGCCGGCAATGTGGCAGTTCCATGAACTCGCGCAGCAGCACCTAAGTAAGCCGACCCCGCTCCGCATTGACGACTCCCGCTCGCCGATCGGCTACCGCTTCGAGGAGATCACGCCCGACGATCTGATGGCGAACGTGGAGATCATCCCCGACGACGGATCCTCCGAGCCGGAGAATAAGACGCAGGAAGTCAACGACGCACTCGCGCTTTTCAATCAGCTCAACGGCAACACCAACATCGACCAACGCGCACTCGCGCAGTACCTCCTAATCAAGAACGGCGTCACCGACACCGACGCACTCATGGCCGACGAGCAGCCGGGCGTCGGCGATGCGCTCATGGCCGTCGCGCAGAAGCTTTCGGAGATGCCCGGCGTCGACGGGCAACGGATTGAGGAGTTCATGGCACCCCTGCTACAACAGTTTGCACCGCCCGAAGCCGGGCAGGATGCAGGGCAGAACGGCGGGCCGCCGCAAGGCCCACCCCAAGAACCGGCTCCCGCAGCCGCTTAAATAAGGAGTAGAACGATGGCAGCAACGAAGGCAAAGGCAAAGACGGCCAACGACAAGAAGGCCGACGACGACGCGACCAAGCTCGACGCCCCCGCCGGCGCGGATCTCGGCGAGGCCGAGGCAGTCCCGCCGCCCGAGGATCCCGACCCGATCGAGCGTGTCGACATTGGCGACAAGACGCCCGATGAGGCGGGCTACGAGCTCGCCGACGCGAACACCCCGGACGCCGTGCTCCTGATCGGACGGGACTCGACCAAGCCCGAAGGTCAGAACGAGCAGGCCGCCTACGCGGTCAAGAAGGGCGACTAGCTCCATGAACCCGCGCAATCGCCCGGTGGGGATCTAAATGGCAGCCGTTTCCTACAACGTCGCCGCCACCTTCCCCGCCGGGACGGTTGTCGGGGTCTATGGCACACAGCCGGAGACCGACACGCCGGTCGGCCCGCAGATCACCAGCGGGACCGTCGCGTCGAATGGGACGCTCGCCTTAGACCTCACCGAAGGTTTCGAGTATTGGCTCGCCGCGCAGGTCTCGAGCGTGTGGAGGCAGCTCAACGTCTACGTTCCCCTGCCGAGCGATACCGGCGGCGGCATTGACGACGCGGACCTCGCCGCCGAAGCAGCAACCCGCGCCGCCGCCGATACTGCGCTCGCTAACGCCGACGTCGAGATCGCCGCCGATGTTGCGGTTCTCAAGGAAGCACCGCTGAATGTCAAGGCGGTGGAGTTCGGTGCGGAGGGCGACGGGACGACGAATGACACGGCCGCAATCCAGCTTGCATTGACAACGGCCGCCGCTGCAACGGCGGGCAGGGGCCATGTGTACGTGCCGCCGGGGGAGTACGACATTTACGACGAGATCACCGCAAGTAAGAACGTGGCGGTCGAATGTGCGGGTTCATGGGCGACGGTGTTCACTTGTAAGGAGTCGGACGCGGGGTTGAGGTTCGACCATGACGTGTCGGGGGCGTTGGGCCGCGGGCCCAAGAGCGGAGGGTTCCGTATCAACATGGCGGAAACGTCGCTGCTTGGATTGGAGCTCACGCATGGCGTGAACATCAGCTTCGAGGACATACGGATTGACAGCCCGGCCGCGCAAGGCGTGGCGATGCTGATGCTGGATTGTCAAAACTGCGATTTCGATGGCCTTGATATGGAGGCCAAAGGCGGCGGCGAAGGGCCGGCCGGGACGAGGGGCTTGGTTCTCGACAGCGGTGCCTCCGGCAACAACTTCTACGGCTTCCGGGCAAACGAGTTCATGGGACCGCATGTGTCGTTTCGACATACGGCGGAGGCGGGTTCGGGCGTCGACCAACCCCGCAACAACTGGTTCTGGGGGAACATGATCGAGCGGACGACGACGAGCACGTCGAACAACAACACGCCCTATCTGATCTATTTCCGGGCGGGCGCTCACAATGGATTCGTCGGCGGCAATGTGTCGGGTACGACCGATGACGCCGATCCGGGCGTGAACTATCCGTTGGTGCGGATCGACAACGCGGGCGATACGGGACCGGGGGCACCCACGGCAACGCGAATGTTCTTCCGCGAAGTCACATTCAACGGGGAACTTTTCTCCGGCCCGACTCGCCGGGCGTTGGTCTTTGAGACCTCAGGCTCTTATATGTACGGCAGCGTGGAGAGCTGCACGTTCGGGAATATCCGCCATCTAATGTCGTTCGACAACTCGAATCATCAGAT